GCTGTTTGCTGGTCATAGATATCTTTTTGCAGAGCAGCAGCACGGTCAGCCGCAGCAGCTTGCGTATTAGCCGCATCACGCGCCGCGTTAGATGACATTGCGCCACCAAGTATTGACGCGCCAGCACTTATTCCTGTTACGGGATCAGGCATGATTATTCTCCCACTCATCAAAAGTTTCAAAAGCGTAAAACTCTCGAATGTCTCGGGACACTTTACGCATATGCTCAAAGCCACCAATCAAAAACGCAGTGGCAATAATGATCTCAATTCCTAGATTGCGAATGTGAAACGCTAAGTTTCTTATGTGCTTTTTATCACTTTTGCACATTTCATTGGCATCGTGAAACCCGTTGATTGACGCCATAATTAAAGGCTGGTAATAAGTGTAGTTTGCCACAAACCAAGCATTTGATGGAAGAACAAACATCAAAGACGTAAACACCCGATTGACATGGTTGTCCTCAATGGTTACGTCTTTGTCTATCAAGTCATCCCACAATTCCACTGCGTCAAAAAAGTAGTTCAAAAACTCAACTGCGTGTTGATTCCCCAAGCACCAACTTTTCTTATTGGCTTGGTTTTGATCCTGCCACTCTTGAGACATGACAGGCATCAAGTAACCTCACGCCCTGATGCGCGGAGCGAAACGGCTGTTACAGCATCGGCGTTGCTAACAATGGCGTCACCAGTTGCTAAGTTATGCCCAACTATTTCTGGACAGGTGTACACCTCTTTTGCAGCCAATGTTTTTTTAACCAAGGCGTTTGCGTCAATGACACTTCCACCTGAAGCAATTATGTACACAACTACTGTTGCTGATGATGCGCTGTAATTTGTAACCGTTACTTTATCAATGATAGTTACCGTACCGCTAGGTGCTGTGTACATTGTTGTTGTAGCTGGGTCAAGCGCAATGACGGTGGCTTCGCAAAGAACTTTTGTTGTAACTGCCATATCAAATCCTTATGTACGTGGTGGAATACTAACTGCCAAACCTTGAACAGCAGTGTTTAAAACAGCAATCTGGTCTTGCAATGAAGCAACCGTTGGTCCTGTTTTTAGGTCTTGTATCTGGGTTTGCAGCACAGCAATCTGGTCTTGTAATGAGGCTACTGTAGGACCTGTCTTCAGGTCTTGTATCTGTGTCTGTAAAACAGCAACTTGAGCGTCAACCACAAAAGTAGATGGAGACACCATCAAATCTTGCATGGTCACATCATAATTTCCACTACCCGTAAGCACAAACAAGTTGAGAAAGAAACGATACCACTCCCTAGACATGAGTCCAGTACGTTCGTCTATTAACGAAACCCTTGGGGCGGGAATGCTTGTAATGTTACGCATTGGTTCCTGAGATTGCTAGTTCAGCAGCCATGATTGCTATTTTTACAGGATCAGTTCCTGACACTTCATAGACTCGATCCCGCAGCTTGACCGTCATGCCCAATCTACGCCAGAAAATACGTTGACCATACTCACCAATTCTTCCCATTGACGATGCGTAACCATTTGACCAAGTATGACCACCATCATCAGACCAACGTAACACCACAGTGGGGTTTGCGCCTTGTACAGTAGGAACAGTTATTTCAATGTATAGACCGTCTTCCGTAATCAGCAAGTCGCCACTTTCAGTCAATAGGTAGCCAAATACGTCACCTGGCGCAAAACCAGACAAACCAATACCGCTTTCAGCGTCTAGTTGCAAGCTGTGGTGAGCAGTTCTTTTTAAGTCATTTTTACCTGAAGGCAACGCTCTCCAAGACCGCAACCATTTTTGAACTTGGCCGTTGTCAGCGTACACATCCAAATCAAAGGTATAAAGCGTTCCTGTTTCATAATCGCCAACAACAACTTGATTGTTGAAATACATTTGGCAGTTAGAACGATGCCTTACAAACTGTGAATCTTCCCAACCAGCACGTTCATGCCACGCTTGGGTAGACACATCATAGACCCATGTCGCATTGCCTGATGGAAAGATCAAAACATAGAATGCGTGACCTTCTTGTTGGTAGGTGTACGCAATAGCATCTGAAATGGTGTCGTATTGGGCTATGGCGTATTCAATTGCGTGAGTGCTAACGCGAGTGCCAGTGTAACCATTGGCACGATACACAATACCCTTGCCACGGGCATCAGAACCCAGCCAGAAGACCGCGTTATCAAGTTTGGCTACCGAGTACGTAGCAGCACAGCCAATCTCGTTAAACGCCCCTTGGATGCGTGTTAAAGGAAAGTCTGCGTTACCAGAGTCGTACCATACCTCAACAGAGTTTGTTCCAAACAACCATAGCTCTTGATGGTTAATTATCAAAGAAACGATTTCGTCTGGAGCGCCTTCTGCACTAGCAAAATCCAAAGAATCAATAGCTGTTCCTTCAAACAAGCTGGTAATCCATATGATTTGGCTGTTAGGCTGATTGAATACAAAGTACCCATCCAAGTAACCAACAGTTCCAGCGCCCGGAAAACTATCTCCAGTAAGCTGTTGTAATACTTGCGTAATGTTGTTGTAGATGTAACCCTGTGGGTTGCAAGCTATAAATAGTTGAACGCCGTTGTCGGCCATGCTTACTTGGCCTGTACCTGCAATTGGCCCAATTAACGTTACCGTCCAATAAGGATCTATACGGTACAAGTTAGGACCAGATACGCAATAACCGTATTTGCCATAAGACCACAACCCTCGGATAGGGCCAGAACCAACACTAGCCAAGAATTTTAGCCCCGGAGCGCGGTTTAGAAAGCCTGGATCTTTACCGCCTTCAGGAACAATCTCTGGGAATAGATTGACCATGCGATTGGCCGCAGCGTTGATACTGCGAGCAACATAGGCCGACACAAGAATTGGCGTTTGCATTAGAAATTGCCTGCGTAAATGTTGTACCGCTGGCGATTAGCAACTATGCCGTAAGGCATTGCCATCACATCATCCGGGTTATTGATGCGCTTGAGGTTACGCTTGCTTGTCATGGCAATACGCGACACTTGACGGCTAGGCTCTACACCAAACTCAGCAGCAAGTTCACAAGCTAAATTAAATCTAAAGGCTCTCAAGTAGCCTGGTGGGAATGATAACGTAGTCGCCAACGTTGCCGGTTGGTGCAGTTCCTCAACAGAAATAAAGTGCCATTCCAGCGGACGCAACGGTACTGGATACACGTACATCTCAATGTCAGGGTACGACATATTGATCCACAAAACTTGCGGATACGTGCTGGTTACCGTTTTGACAGCAATCCCGTCGTATTGCTGCTGATTGATGATTTTGATGCCGTAGCTGACGTTAGTGGCAGCATCCCTAAAGTAGGTTGCATCGTCAATTAGAACTGGCCGGTTGCCTACAAAATCACCAGTTGGTCCTAGTGTGCGGCTTTGAATACTTGCAGGCCAAGTAAAAACTTGGTCTTGTGTGCTGAATATTGACAATCGCTCAGTGTTCCATGAGTCGATCATTTGGTTCAAAGCCGACAACGCATCTTGAGACACTGACGCTGAAGACGTCTCGCCCTCTGCAAGCATCCCAATCAGGCGCAAAGCGCCGTTAATTTGATCGCCAGCAGATGTTGTCATACCTTACGCTCCTAATTCAGCTCGAGGCCTGCCACGGGGACGCCGCATTTCATTGACCGGGGGTTCTACATCTTCTAAATCATACCTCACCCAGCCATGTTGTTCGTCATAAACAGCTTCTGATTCCGCACAAGCCACTTTAGTACCATGATCTGGGTGACGTAGATAAATAACCATTTTTACGATGCGCCGTGAATGATTGAGTAGTTGATGATGACCGCTTCAGAATATGAAGTAGCAGCAGTCAAATTTCGCAACGTAATCAAAGCAGAACCAGTAGCCAAATAGGACACGTATGTGGTATACGCTCCTGCAAGACTACCCGTAGTGTTGCTTGAAATACAAACAACAATAGTGTCATTTGCAGAAATTAAGTTGTTGGTCAGAATAAACGAAACAGCGGTGGCTCCTGCCAAAGCTGCGTTGTTCATCGTAATGCGACCAGCAGACTTGTTCAGAGTTACCCCTGTAGACTTGTCTGTTGCTTGCGTAACCGTACCTTGAGCCGCTGCGCTATAGCCAATTTCTTGGCTTGCGTAGCAGGTCGTAAACTCAGGATCGGAATACGCGACCCCAACTGCTTGCGTATTAGGCATGATAATCCTTTAAAAA